GGGGTAGTGATTGTTACCCAAGCTGATGTAGCATTATTCCAGTAGTAGAAGTAGTTGGAGCTACCTGTGTCATACCTACAAGCAAGGATACCATCGTTGATACCATTAGCTACAGCTACACCTAATACATTCCCGGCTCCGGGAACGGTGCCGTACTCATTGCTATAACCGCTGATCTTTCTATAGCCACCTGTAACAGCAGGCTCATAGTTAATCAAAGAGATAGCCGAACCAGGCTGTGTCTCACCCTGAGATAGAACATCACGGCTAGTGTTTAACCCGCCCTGACAGAAAACCTTAAAGGAGGCTAGGTTGTCAGCCATTAGTAACCGCCATTGAATGATGCCGTATTGCCACGAGAGACAACAGTAGAACGTAGCTCAATAGCATCGTCCATAAGAACACGACGCATAGCCTTAATGCCTTCCTCGAAGTTTCTCTGGTGCATAGCGGCACTCTGTTCGTTACTACGGAAGCGCATCATGTACATCATGGCACCATCAATAAGCGTATGCTTAAAGCGATCAGGAATAACACAAACGTCATTATACTGAGCCAGATCCGCAGGGTAAGACCAGTAGACGTACTCTACTTCGTATGCTGCGTTAGGTACAGGAGTTACACCAAAGGCGTTACCAAATGTCTGGTATACTACACTAGGGGCATCATCTCCATTGACTGTATCCCCTGTATCGTCAGAGGTACGGTAGTTCTGGATGTAAGCCTCATAAGAGATAGGCTTCAAGCGACGTGGGCCGTTGTTCTCAGAAGCAAGCTGCTTGATGTAGAACGTGTCCCAGTCTGCACTAGAGTAGTCAGCAGGGAAGCTGTACTGGCGTGTACCTGCCGTAAGTGTTTGTGTATATACGTTCTTAAGGAAGGGCCACTCTTGACCGTCCTGCAGAATAAGTCTAACGCTACTGTTGATAGCATCTTTAGCAAGAGCTTGGACGTTGCGCACACTGTCAAACCCGTCACCAGCGGCGTCGAGTGTAACTTCGTTTAAGCGTCTCAGAAGCTCGTTTGCTAGCGATACATAAGTAGCCATAGAGTTATCCTACTATTGAATGTACTAAAGGGCCAGCCCGAAGGCCAGCCCAATAGTGTAGGTAGTGATTAAGCAGCGTTGTAACGTGCTGTGATAAGTGCCTCTGGGCGCAGAATTTTGCGGCCATAGAGGTGCATACCACGAACAATGTCAGCAAAGCTGTCTGGGTCACGGTAGTTCTCAACTTTGTTGATCTGCTCAGCAGATGCAACAGCGTCTTCCTGACCAGCTACGATAACACCGTAGTTGGCATTCTGAGCAGTTGTACCAGATGTACCAGCACCTGTGCCTTTAGCAGGCAAGTTGTTGGATACATATACACGGAAGCCATGAATGTTGTTCATGACGAGACCGTTCTGGAGGCCTGAACCACCGAAGTCACCGTTAAGCATACGGGAGTCTTCATCTTTCAGCATCTCTACGAATACTGGATCAAGAACAACCCAACGACCACGTGAGTCTACGTTTGCTGTGTCCATCTTACGAGCCATACGTGCAAGTACAGTCAAAGGGGAAACAGTTGTAGCAGACAATGCTGTCGCGCCTGGAAGGCGTGGTGCCAATGGAACGGAGTCGCCAGCAGTAGCTGTACCAGAGATAGTCAAGTTACCGAATGCGATAGCATCTAGCTGGTTGACTTTCAATGATTCGCCGTTCAGCGCACCTGATGTTGGGTGCTGTGCATCACCAGAAGTAGATGTGATGAACTCCCCTGCAGTCGTGTGACCAGAGAGGTAAGACATTACGTCTGCGTCCATGGAGTCAGCCATCTTATAGGCAGCACGATCAGCAGCCAAAGATGTGAAGTCAACATTCGAGAACTGCTCTTCAATGTCGTCCATCTTGAACGCAAAGTAGTTTGCTTTGTCGATGGTCAACGAGAAGTCAGAATCGTCGAGCTTCTCTACGGAGATAGCAGTGTGACGCTGAAGAGCGTTGACGGTAACGTCTGGCTCTTTTTGGATGCGAACTGTATCACCTTGGTTTGCAATGTCACCGAAGTAAGAGTTGTTGGTGATTGCGTTAGTAACAGCCGTTTTGCGAAGTGCAATTTGGGCCTGCTTGGAATAGATAATTGGGGAGAAGTTCCCGTCAAACCCACCCGATGCGGATGTAATAGCCATTTGTTGATTCCTTTCAAAGATATGGCGTGAAGAAAGACACTACATACCCACTTGAAAGAGGCCAGTCGTATAAGGGTAGTCAGCAATGCATGTCAGGATGGCCGTCCTTGATGCGCTGGGCCTTAACTATTGGGTAGTTCTTTTGATGTGGCTAGTGCTTAGTTAAAAGCATACACACTTTATGTTGTGTATATGCTATAGTTTTACTTATGAACTAATTTATGTCAAGCTATTTCTTTGACATATCATAAATAAACTTGCCTTTGCGCTGGGCGTCAAAGATTTCCTCAGCGCGTTTCTCGTACTCCTTCATGGACATCTTAGCTACCTTTGATTCACTCAAGTAGTTAGATGACTCATCCTGATTAGGAGAGGCAGTACGTTTAGTTGTTACAGAAGATGCAGCCGCCTTATCAGAGCCACTGTTAGCATTCTTAGTGATACCGTTATCAACTTTATACAAGTCAATCACACGAGCTACGGACTTAGCGTCCTCTACGTTCTCGTACAAAGCATCTTGTACCCACTTAGGCTGTACTTCTGCCCACTTGTGGAATGTATCATCTTTACGGATATCGCTAAAGTCAGGGTGTAATGCAGCCAGTTCAGCCTCAGCCTTCTCACGCTTAGCTGTTACACGTAGCGCTTCAATCTCTTTCAAGCGTCCGTCTAGGTCAGCAGAACGCTCACTAGCTTTTCTGTCAGCAATAGCCTCTACAATGCCAGCTACATCAGGATACTGCTTAGCCCATGCATCTACGTCATCATCAGACTTAGGAAGTACAAGCTCATTCTTAGCAGCTGCATTAAGTTGCTGTTCTAGCTTCTCAAACTTAATCTTCCACTCTTGCTCTTTATCCTGAACATGTCTGCGAAGATCACCATAGCGCTTCTTGAAGTTCTTCTCTTCGGTAGAAAGCTCAGCCTCTGGTTTATCTTCTACTTCAGCCTTACGCTCTTGTACTTCAACAGGCTCTACTGCTTGTTCTACAGGTGTTTCTTCTACTTCAGCAGCCTCTTGTGGCTCCTCTGTAGCGTTATCAATGACACCTGCTTGTTGTAGCAGTTCCTTTAGTTCTGCCTCATCCTGCGCTACTCTACGAGCATTACGGTCATGAGACATAGAGTCTGTTTTAATAAGTGTGGCTTCTGACATTTTTTGTCCTTATGTTGGGGCCAGCCGTAGCTGGGTAGCCTTATAGTTATTGAGGTAGTCTATTATGCTAGAGGTAGACCTGGCATAGCAGGGGGTTGTTCCATAGGTACTTCTGGTGTAGAAGGCACTTCTTGTGTAACATCAAAAAGTTCTGTACCCAGAATGGACATCAAAACTCTACCCGTTTCCGTTTCATCAAGATCAGCGATAAGCTTTTGCTCTTCTGGGGGCAGACTAAGAAGTCGGTCCTTAATGATCTCTTTATATTCCTGCAATTGCATGGTATTTCCTTATAAGTTGAGTATTGCTTAGCTTAGTCCAAGCGCTCTTCCAGTCGCTGTATCCTTGAATGCCTTCCCTGTAAGAGCCTTGTAAAAGCCGCCGCCGCCGCTGCTTGAAGAACTGCTGCTTGAAGAACTGCTGCTTGAAGAACTGCTGCTTGAAGTGGTTGGCCGCGCCTGTGGTCTTATGCTTGTTGTAGGAGCAGCTGAGCCTGAAGAACTACTGCTTGAAGAACTAGGGGTTGAAGGGCTGCTTGCAGCAACATCACGCCGTGCACCCTGTCTAGACTCTTGCAGAGTAGGTCCTTGATTTCCAACCTGTCCATCAAAGCCGAGAAGGTCGCCTAGCCAAGTATCTCCAAAGCCTTCCTTCCCATCCTCGTTAATGTCTTGTAGGCCCGTCATTGGCCCTCTTTCACCACCGAAGATACTGCTCTGTCTATCGAACTCGTGTTCAACTTCTCTCCTGTCAAGTTCTTCAAGCATATCATTATACCGAGCAGCAGTTTGAGTACCAATAAGAGCAGACGGTATAAGGCCTACACCAAGAGAGCTTATACCTCGACCTACCTTGTTAATAACACGGAGACCACGAGCCGAAGCCATAAGCTGATCATCAGTCATTTCTGCAATGCTGGCAAGCGGTTCACGCTCTTGTGTTTCTTGAATGGTAGGCCTACTCCTGTCAGAACTTGAAGAACCTGAAGAACCTACAGAAACTGCTGTAGGCTGTGTGCTGTAACCCTGAGCAATTAATTCGTTATACTGGGTTTGCTGCGAAGGTAGGATAAGATTTACTACTTCACCGTTAGGCCCATAAAGCGTTACGTTTGTGCTAGTCTCAATGGTAGGTGTCTGCACAGCAGCAGCTTGCGGACCCATAAAGCTAAACCCTGGTTGGAACTGAGAAAAGTCAGGAAAGACTTGTGTATTAGTAGGGACTTCACCCCCTTCAGCATACCCTGTTGCGCTATTCTGCATCGCAGTATTAGCCATAGGGTCATACATAGGCATTTCAGGATTAGTAGGATTAGGTGCCGACGCCATATTCGTATCGTAAGGTTGCCCAATGAGGCCACCCACTGCCATGCCCATGATAGCATTTAGCTCAGCCTCTTCTTCCATGCTAAGAGTCTGCTCGTCACCCTCCATACCAACAGGCTCACCACCAATGCGACCCTCGTCTTCCATCTGGTTTAGACCCATCTTAGCCTGAGCACGTAATTCCTCAAAGAACTTAACACCATAGAAGCGCAGTACATCAGCAGGAACTACGTACTCGCCCCCACTAAGATTCGCAGGAATGTCATCACGTACTTCTTCAGCCATAGAGCCTGCGGGAATCTCATTACCTGAGATAGGGTCTACATCAAGTCCATCATCAGTAATACCACCCTCATCAAATACTTCTGACATATCAGGTTGTGAGCGGACAGACTTAAATGCTAACTCTGTTTGCCTACTTTGGTCCATTAACTTTATCCCTCAAGTGTTTAAGCCTACGCAATGTTGCGATAGAGCCTTGTGCTCTGTGTATCTCAATAGTGTTATCTGCTTGCTCTAGGCGTTTGTGCTGCTCGAAAATCCAAACATCTAACTCCGAACAGAAGGCATCCCACTGATGCTTATCATTTACAAACGCTTTAAGCGACATTGCCAGAGAATCCTTGCTCACCTGGAGTTGGTGCTACGCCTGTGCCGATAGTGCCTCCACCAGCGCCTGTAGCGTCCTGTGGGTTAGCTGCTGGCTCTGTGGGTGGTTGACCCTCTGGACCGCCCATAGGACCGCCCTGTGGGGGCTGTGCAGGCTGCTGGAACCCTTTAAGGATTTCTGCTTGGATAGCCGCGTCCTGCATAGAGTTAGTCACCTTGTCAGGGTCTAGGTCCATGCTCTTAGCAATCTCACGTATAACGTAGTCCATCTTAGCGAAGGGTGCTAGCATTGGATTAGAAGCTACCTGCAGGAACTGCATGAGGCGCTGGGAACGAACCTCGTTAGCCATCAGGCTTTCTGTGCCGTTAGCTGTTACTTCCAAGTCACCACGAATAGACTCATCAAAGTCAAACTGCATGTTGAAAGCAAAGAAGGCACGGCCCAGTGGTGCTAGAAGGTAGTCATCTACGTTCTTAACTACCGACCTAATAGAACCGTTAGCAGCAGACATAAGCATAGAAATACCAGAGGCTGTACGACCCACACCTGAAACCCCTGTTTGTCCATGAGCAAAAGAAGGAAATCCAGTAGACTCATCAGCCAGTACTCTAGCCTTATCAAAGAGTTGCATGTTTTCTTGTGCAACATTGGGGAACTTAGTACCAAAGATTGCTTGACCTGGAGCGCCACCCTGACGGCGGAATACCTTGCCTGGATGTACAGACAAGTCCTGCCCTGGCACAAGGTTGGTCTCATCAATCTCAATAAGCAGGTTACCAGAAAGTACAGCGTTGTCAACAGCCATACGCATGAAGCCATTCATGAGTGTCTGCGTGTCGTCCATGTTCTCAGCAATACCTACACCAAAGAAGCTGTAAGGGTTATGCTCGTAGGGAGATGCGTAGTAAGGGATACGTGCAGGCTTGAACGGGTTAAGTACACAGCGAATGATCTTACCGTTTACTGTCCAGATGTTAGCATTAACCTCAAACAAGTCTTTCAACCCTTTGGGGATCTTAACGCCGTGCTCTTCCAGCAAGCCTGTATCAACAAAGCCCCAGAACTCAAGTACTTCCCAGCGCTCAGCATTGGGGTTGTTGAGGTCATCGTCCTCCATGTTCATCTCCCAGTGCTTACGAACATAGTCCGCACCAGAAGCAATGGCAGTTTCAATGGCGTCTTCAATAAAGTAAGGGCGACCTTTAAGAGCACGAAGCTGGTTACGAGACATCTTGTGACGCTCAATAACGTACTCAGCATCATCCATAGATGTAGACTCTGGGTCAGGGTAAAAGTTCCAAACAGAGACATGGTTCGTAGTAGGAACAGTCTTAACTAGAGGTTCATATTTACCTTCTTCATTCCAGTTAGGGTATTCCTTGTCCGTAGCGAAGGGGCCTTTCATGACGCCTGTACCAAGAAGGGACATCTCAAAAGCCATAGAGCGTAGATGCTTAGAAGCACCTGACTCGTTTAGCTGATCATGGATCTTCTTTTCCATCTTCTTAGCTGCAATCATAGCAGGATGGAATGTCACAGTCGTAGGAGAGGTGCCTGCACCCTCAATAATCTTATCAGAGACAGGCTCTAGTTTAGCTTCTAGACCAGCCAAGCGACTACGCAAGTCGGATATAGTCTCACCAGGCATAAGCTGCGTGTCAGGACCAATCAAGTAAGGCTTACTGCCTTCCTGCGTAAAGGAAGAACGCAGACTATCAATGCCTTGCTCTGCTGCAGGATCTAGGTTGATATGTACTGACTCAGCTACACCGTCAGGTAGAACAGAAGGGTTAACAGAAAGCGGGAACTTGTTGTTGCCAAACAGTACGTCTACGATCTGACCATAAGCAGCAAGTGCTTTAGTCTTCGTGACTTTTACGAATACCTTGGACTTCTCCGTAGAAGTAAACTGTACATCAGGCCCGTAGATACCACGGTAGTTGCGGTAAGCACGTAGCCAGCGCTCTTCGTCTGCTCGTCTTGCATCCTCAGCACGTTTGAAACGCTCTGTCACAAAGGCTACAACACTGCTTACGTTTGCAAACAGTGCGTCATCTTCGCCCTCTGCTGCTACAACTTCGTCAGTCTCGAAGGAAAGATCATCTATTTCTGCCATTTATTCAGTATCCAAAGCTAGGGTCTGACATTTGAAAGCCAGAGTTTTGTTTCGCAGGGTTGAAGTCCCAAAGAGAGCTACGTGGTCGAGTCATGATTCCGTATCTTAACGCATCGTACAAGTGATCTTCCGCATTAGTATCAACATCCTCTGGGTTCCTCTTGTCTAGCGGGATAATAGGTATCTGCGCTATCGTGTTGGTGCAGGTGGAAAAGAACACGAGCCTTGGCTCTTCAGTATGTTCATCCACCTGCAGGCGTCTGTGTATCT